TCACGCCAGCAAACGTGATGATGTCGCCTTGTGCAAGCGGGCCACCAAGAGCGTTTGTGGTGATGGTCGTGCCGGTCTGGTTTGCACCAGAAACCGTCATCGTGCCCGTGTATGCGCCGGTCGTGTGTTTGATAACCGTCTGGTCTTCGAACCAGTCGAAGCCAATCGCGTTATAAACTTCACCCTTGCGATACTGCTCAGAGATTTCCGTGGCTGGGTTCAACAGGCCAGAAAGGTTCTGGACCGTGCGAGCCATCGTGACAGGATCGAGGATGAACTTGCGGGAGTCCGTAGGCGCAGAGCGTAAGCTCAAGAGTGCTTTTGCATTCAAGAACGTCTCAAGCGTCGGACGGAGCAAGTTACCAGCAGCGTCAAAGTTACCAACAAGGTTGGAAACGCCGCCTTCAACACCTGACATCACGTCTGCAGCGACAGCGCCGACGAGGTTGTTTACAGCTGGCGCAAGGATGCGTTTGGAATAGTCGTCCAAAGACATCGTGCGTTCAACGCTGTTAAACGAAACGTCAACGCCTTTTTGGGTGGCGAGGGTCAGCGTGGTGCTGGTTTCCGCCGTATCTTGGATCTGCGCTACAGGGCCATTTCTAACCGTGTAATCGTTAGGCAGACGGATGCGGAGGCTCTGACCGATTTTCGCGCCGGTCACAGCAAACTGGTCATCATACTGCGTATCGATGTGCTGCAGGAAGGAGTTGGTGTTTACCCAGAGGCGCACGGCCTCACGGGTAATCATGTTAATTGTTAAAATTGTATTTGACATCTCTAAGTCCTCTGGGTTACGCGCTCACGGCGCAGTGGTATTGTCAAAATACAAAGGGAGTCCTTTGTTCATCTGACGGAGCCTGCGACCGTCTCTTGACAGGCAACCCAGATCGCTTACCCTGCGATCAGCAAGGGGAGGACGTTTAAGGTGTCCTCGCCTACCTTTTGCGACGAGCCATAGCTTGCTCATTGCGAAGTCTTGCCCATTCTTCCATTGAAATGTTCGGGTCGTCAAGTGTTGCCAGGGCACTTCCAATCCCTTGAACCTTCGGAGAAATCGGGGGCGGAGCGGATGTCACTCTTTTCGGTGCGGTGACTGCTGATGCGAGTTTAGCAACTGCCACAGCCTGTCTGGCGGTTGGCAAGAGTGCAATTCGGGCAGCTTCGTCAGGATTTTTAGCCAGATGGTAGAGGACTTCGTGTGGGTTTCCAGTTTCAATCGCTGCTTCCGTGAGCGAAGTCGGAATTCCACCAAGGATCTGAGCCATGTTGTTAAGCTGCGGAGCCCAATCGCCATATTTAGCCAGCCCTTCATTCCAGATTTTATCAGTCGTGGATTTCCACTCGTTTTGTTTTGCCAGTTCTTGCGCCTGACGGTAAATTTCCATCTGGACTTGGCGGGGGTCAACACCACCAGCAGACTGTGGGGCATCATAATACTGCTGCTGCGGGGCTTCCATGGCTTGGAGGCGCTCTTCAAGTTCGCGCTTTTGGCGGGTCAACTGGCCAATGCGATCTAAAAGGCCCTGCGGCGGTTTGTTTTCAGTCTCGAGTGTGACAGGTGCCTCTGGCGGTGCTTCTTGCGGGGCCTCAACTGCAGCCTCTACAACTGGTGCAGCTACTGGCGCTTCGACAGGAGCAGCCCCCGCCTCGCCCTCGGCCTGACGGTTTATGGTGTTGTAAAATGTTTTCATGTTAGGCTCCTTTACCTTTCTTCATTTGTAAGACGCCCTCACGCCCTCGACGTAACGTCGCATCCTTGACTAAAGCATCATGGATCTCATCTTTTAACACATCATCCATATTTGTTGTAAGTAATTGTGCAAGTGTAGCTCTTGCTGCGTCCAGATAAAGCGGCCAGCAAGACGAAACATAAGTTTTAAGATCGCGGTGTTCTGCATAAAATTCGTTGCTTCTTGAGGCCCAGCTTTCGTAGACCTCCTCTGCCATCTTCTTCGCGGTTTCCGCGACCATCTTATGCGCATGTGCCCCTTTACCGGGGAGTTTAACTAACGGCTCTCTCATCTTGGCTCCAATGGTAACAACACATTCACATCACGCTCGCTATACGGGGTAACATAGTAATTCCGTAAACGAGTTCCCTCTGGTGATTGTTCGTAATAAGCTCCTTGCGAAAACGGCTTCGTCCCGGCAAACATGCTACCCCAACCTTGCATGTTCGGCATTGTTGTTTCTTGTGAAAATTGCTCGTAAGGAACAAACCGGCTTACGTCAGGAATGCGCTCATTCTGGAAGCCTGTCAATGGATTAGTCGAAAACCCTCCGATATAATCGGCTCTTTTTTGTAAATAATCTTCCCGCAAGGCATTCAATTCAGACGGGGAGAAATTATGTTGAGTGATCTGGTTTTCATTTCCAAAATACGAGCCAATTTGCGCCCGCATTGCTGACGGATAAAGGTTCGACGCACGTTCACGTAGAGTCTGCCGTTGATAACCCTCATTCACCTGCCGCTGTTCTTCTGGGGTAAACGTGTAAGGCATTCCCTCAAACGAAAAATATTCGACAGGCCGTCTTGGGGGCAGCGGAATGCCCCCTTGAGGTGGAGGATTGTAGAACTCATCCGACAGATATTCCGCTATCGCGTTTCTATCGATTGGCTCGTAGTTGTATTTAATCTCCCCCGCCATCTCACCCTCATCATCTATTTTGTTCGTAGTATTGCTGGGTTTTGCGACCGCGTTCTGCTTCGTCCTGCCCAAACAATTTGTCGAACATTTGAGTGATTTTGTAGTTTAAGTTGCCTTCCCATTCATCTGCCGGAGCAACCTCTGCAGGACGTTTGGTTGGCATAGGCGCGGTCTTACCACCCTTACCACCTTTAGCCTTTTGTCCCGCTGCCCCGCCCATTGGCTCAGCCATCTCTGATCCTACAGGACGTTGTTGCGGGCGACCGTAAACATCTATCGGCGGAAGTTGTTGCGCTCCTCTTGCCGTTGGTGTAGCCATAGCACCGCCAACATCCCGAACAGCAGGAGCGCCACCATCGCGTCCGTAATAAGCTGCCATAAAGGGCAGACCCACACCTGCAGCACCTGCCGCAATTTTACCAAAAGGAATTCCGCCGGAACGTAGCGCATTTGCAGCCTCCCCATAAGGGATCATCGCGGTTCCTTGTTGCGGGCCGGAAAGGACATTCCCGGTCACATCACGAAACTCACCATACGCTCCATTTGGTGCTTGATATTCGCCACGCGCAAATGTCGGCAGGCCCCCACGAACGGCAGGAACACCGCCTTGCTGTGCCATTGGCATTGAGCCTTGACGAAGTGCAACACCCTGCCCCATTTCTTCTGGGGTGTAATCGAGTTCTACCGCCCCCGGACCTGTTCGTCTGCCAGGAACGTAAGGGCCGTATTCACCCTTACCTTGGTTCCTGTAATAAGCAGCCATTGTATTTTCATCAAAGCGAGAACGAGGTCGATCAATGAAAGGGCCCGGACCTGCAGGACCTTCATAATCATAAGCCGCAGGTGCAGGACTTGGCATCCCACGACGCTGCGCCATCACAGCATTTGCCTCAAACGCATTTCTGCTTGTAGGCAAAGGACCTTGTTCAATGGCCAAGAAATCCTCTGGTCTAAACGCTTGTGGTCTGCCCGGAGCCCTTGAGCCTGCCGCCCCGCGCCGATAGGCCTCCATCATATTCGCATCAAACGAGCCTCTTGGGGCCGCTGCGACTGGCTCGTAACTTAATGCAGGAGCGCCAGCGCCACCGATAGCGCGAGGACCACCAGCTGCTCCGGCTTCACGTCCTGCAATTTGTGTAAATGCTGAACGACCGGGACGCGCTGCATAGAACGACGCCACATCTGTCGGAAACGCTTCGGAGCCATAAAGTCTTCCTCTCGCAAATTCTTCGGGATATTGCTCACGCAGCATCTGTTCGTAACCGAGGGAACCTAATTCCTCTCGCGTAGCCTGCCCGAAAGGCGCACCGCCCATCGAGTTCTCAACCATCTCTCTACCAATACCACGGATAAGAGCCGCAAGCCATGACTGCCCCGGCACCACATTGCGTTCACCCGCAGCTACCGCTTCTTCCTGTTGTGTGCGCTTCGGTGCCATTTAACCTCTCCGTGTAATCCGTGCTATCGTCCCCGGCATTTCCGGGTGCGGGCCGTAAACGTGACCATCTGGGCCTCTAAAAGCCCCTTCCGGCATTTCATGATCCTCAAGGGGAGCAGGCATTTGTTGATCGCGCTCTGAGGCATATTCCGCCCCCGGAGTTGACCCTTGCTCCTTGTGACCTTCGTATGTATCGCTGATCGGAACGTCTTCGCTTTCCCGAACAACATCGTCTTGCAATTTTGCCAATTGTAGCGCAGAAAGCCCTTGCTTGCCAACCACATCGATACGTTTTGTGATCGCGTCGTAGACATCGACTTCGCGCTTTTCGAGACGTGCTTGCGTCTTGCCTTTTTCCTTCGCCAACTCGTCCATCGTAGCCTTGAGCGCATCCTGCAATTGCTGCACTTGCATTCCAAGCATTTGCTCGTTTTGCGTCGGACCCTGACCAAGCGCCTGCGGCGGGACCATGCGCTTCAGTCTCTCGGCTGCTTCCTCTGCCATCGGGAAGTCGCCAGCTCTAAACATGATGTCACCGATGATATTGGTGAGCGCTGGGGACTGCGTGAGGATGAGGGTAAGTGCGTTAAACGCCTCCTCACGGCGTGTCGCATATCCCGGCCCGACATCTGCCTGCACTTCATACTGCCCGATAGCAGGGTTCAAAAGTCTTGTAATGACCTCATTATTTTCATTCAACTCAAGCATGTGAGCCTGTTTGAGTTGTGGATCGAGCTTGACCTCTAAACTTTCACCATTCTCAGCCAAGATCATCACGATCCTGTTTGTGTCGTAAAGTTTCGGCACCAGATCCAGAATGATCTTGCCCACCTGCCGGATCGCAATCGCAAGGTTATCAATGAAATGGTAAGTAGCACGATCACCTTGACGCTGACGTTCAGCAATCGCCTTTCCAGTTCGTTCATTCCCTTGTTGCCCCATCTGATTTTCGTATTGCCCGGAAACCATCTGCATTTCCATTGCAGCGACTTCCATTCCCTTCAAGGCAACAGGCGAAGGAACGGGGGGCTCAACTCTTGCGGGAGGAGGCAAAGGTTTGCCATCATCACCAACAGATTTATACGGCAAATAAGCGTGGTTCTGACGGTTTGCGGTCGCCCAGTATTCTTCAAAGCCCTCGACCGTTTCAACACCCACAATCCAAGGAGTCTTTGACTGCAAGGCACCATACTCAACTGCACTCGAAGCCCAGTAGTTATACATCCTCTGCGGATCTTTCATGGCCCGTGTGTGGCCTTTACGATCCATTCTTCCTTCAATAATGATTTCTTCCCCAACCACTGGAATGATCGGGATGGTCTTTCCAATCCACTCTTTTTCCTCAGACTCAACAATATGAGTCCCGATGATAAAGTGGTAATGGATAACTCGCTTTTGAACGCTGCGCTTTCTTGTCATTGGGTCAATAAAAACTGCGCTTTTTGGATCGACCTTGCGCAAATCTGACGCAAGAATTGTAGCCGGTTGTCCGTCCGGGCCGTCAAACATCAGCAATTCATCTTCAACATCTTCAGCTTCAAAATATTCCGCGACCCTCACATGGTCATCATCTCGCCAGCCACGATCACCAACAAGACCTTCCGTCCCCATATACTTCACATACTGCGGATATTTCTTCTCAAAAACGTCTTTCGGCATGTCCTCGAAAATGAAAGCAAATCTCATGTCTTCTTTTGCCGGAGCCCTTGCATCCGGGTCGATGTAGACCGTCATCGGATCTGGAATTGACGTGATGTAAATGTCTTGGTCGAAACTATCTTCAGACACATAGTCTGTAATCACACGCAAAAATCCAAGCCCCGCAGTGACTTGAAAAGTGGTCGCAACATCATAATGGGCCGGGGCGTTTGACTGATACTCAATATGCCGTGCAATTCCGTCCCAAATTCTTGCAGCCTCTGCGGTCGCACCATTTCCCGCAGCTCGATACTTAATCCCCGGCTTATTCATCTTGGCATCATTAATAATGTTCAAGTTATGCTGACGGGTCTTATTAATCGTAAGCGCGGGGCGCTCGTCCCTTTGCCTGTCGTTCCACATCCTTGTCGGCCATTGGTATTTGTTGTCTGCGTCAGCATTAGCAAACTTCAAATCATCCAAAAACATGCGCCTTGCATAGCTCTCCCAATCCTCACAACGCCGAAAACGATCTTGCGCTCTTTTGAAGATTTTCTGAAACTTCTCGATGTTTTCGTTTGTAGGATTTGACATGTTTTATCCCAACCATCCAAGGCTTTCGCCAAATTGCTGCACTTTGCCCATCAGACCGTGTTTCTTCAAGGCACTTGTAACATGCCGATGTTTCGTTGTCTCGCCCCCTTGCGAGGCAATCGCCATATACCGAAAAGCGTCAGCTGCGTGTGATGACCAGTCATGCACAGGTTCTGACGACAAAACCTCCGTCACAGGGTTTTCTTCATAGTGATAATGGCGAAGAGCATGAAGAAGTTCTTTTTCACATCTTGCGGCATCAAACCAGCAAGTGGGGAATATGCTCCTTGCAGCGACAATGCCGTCGAATTTAGAAAGACGCGGGACAATTCTGACCCTAAATCCTGCGTCTCGCATTTGTTCTTCGATGGACTTTTTTGATCCGAGCGTTTTAGCTCTTGCATCGTGGGGCAACCAACACGTCCCGTATTCATAAAGTTCTCCTGTGCCCGACCGGCGTGTGCGCAGCACATGAATGTAATGGTCAAGGCCTTTCAGACGGTTTTGGTAATAATCCACGACCCGTCTTTGCATTCCTACATATTGTTCAAAAATGATAGCTGTATGGTCACTCCTACCCAAGTCCCAATACAAATTGACAGCAGAAGAAGCATGATGTGGAACATGCGTGATCCGGCCTTCTTCCGCACAATCTCGAAGTTCTTCGGCATAAACCGCCCCTTCCAAAGTCTTTCTGCATTCCCCCTCCCAGACATGCAGATACGCATCGCGGTCCTTGGCCTTGAGATCGAGCATTTCCTGTTTAAGGACCCCCGGAAACCACGGGTTATCTCTCCACGAAATCTTTTGAACTATCGCATTTTTAGGAGGAGACAAAATAAACCGCTGATAAGTATCATCAGTTTCAAGTTCTGGATTGAACGAAGCCCAGATTTCAGAGCCCTCTTTACGGATCGTCGGAATGAGAACTTCCCACGAGTTTTTCGTGACCTTGTTCGCCTCCTCAACCCAGCATATGTCCACACCTTCATATGACTTAATCTTGGTGACATTGTTGCGTATCCCTTCAAAAGAGATCTCGCTCCCTGTCGATGGACAAAAAATCCTCGCCTGCTCGATTTGGTAAAATCCTGACAAACCTAAAAGGTCAATCTGGTCACTCAACACTTTATGCACCGAGTCTCGTATTGAATTCTGCAATTCACGGGCGCATAAAATTCGCAATTCCCGCTTTGCCGCCAAAATCACCAACGCCCGTGCAATTCCCCAGCTTTTTGCTCCACCTCGCCCGCCATAAAGCACCCGATACCTCACAGGCAGATCATTGACCTTTGGCCAGAACAAGCATTGGAGCTTTTCCGGCCATTCAACAACCTTTGCCTGTGGGGCATTTTGTGCGGTTAGGTCCATTCTATATTCAATCCAAAATGGGGCTAACTATTTCTTTTTCTCATACTTTTTCATCGCCGCACGATCCATGGCCTGCTCTTTTTTCGAGCCTTCCTTGATCCCTTTTGCGGCGAGTTTTTTGTCCATCTTTTTGTCCATCGGGGATTTTTCCCACTCTTTCATGGACATCTTTTTTGGAGGAGCTTTTGCCATTACTTGCCACCCAGTTTCTTTGAGGTTTTCATGCCATACATTGTTGACTCTTTTTTGTTTGCAGCAAGTTCACGATCTTTCGTCGCAACTTCTTTTGCCTCTGAATGTTTCACTGTCTTCATCTCAGCCTTATTCATGGCTGAAGACTTCGTAAGTTTCTTCATGTCGTGATGCTCGCCCATACGATGGCAACCTTCACCTTCATGCTGAGATTTGAAATAAGCAGCTCCACCTGCGCCTGACATGTTATCCATCACAATCCCCTTTTAATAAACCTGTCCCATATTTTAAGCCCGATCTGCATGGACAGATATGTGCAGCCGAGAATTGGAGCAAAAACCGCTGCCACGTCCGACACCGGCTGAATTGTTTGTAACCAGAGGGGTGAAGAAATCATACTTGCCGCCACTAACGCCCCTGCTTTTTCACTTGTTGTCGAGAAAAGGGTGTTTAGAATGTCATAAAACGGGCTGTCATGGTGGATAGACATCCTTCTCTCCTACGATGGTTTTGATGCTGGGGTTACGGCGATAATATTTGATGCAGTTGCAGCCAATTCCTGCACGGCAGCGCTTGCAGCTTTAAGCGACGAATATCCCGCGACCGCTTGATCTGGCGTAAGTGTTCCAGCTTTTGTGGACGCAGCAAAAGCATTTAGCCCTGCCATCGCGGCATTTAATGCAGCCATTTTTGCCGCAATCGTAGGATCAGCAAGGCCAACAATCGCATCGACAAGTGGAGTAATCCGGGCAATACCTGCGGTCAGCACAGGGATTTCATTGACAATCCAATTCGCCACCGCGATTACGTCTTTTTCCACAATCTGCGCTTCCGCCCAGACCTTCGTGCTAAATGTGACAACATCGGCCTCTGTTGCGACCGCTGCTTTCGAAAAGAAACTCGTTATTGATGAGAATAAGCTCATTGCTCTGCTCCTTTTGGCACCCAAACCCAACCTTCAAATCCATCCCATTCGTAACTACCTGCAGCATATTCAACGGTAGGATGAACGCTTTTTGTAACCCTCTCCACACCTTTTTCGACACTTTGCTTTGCGCCCGCTTCCGCAGCGTCAATTGCCTTTCGGATCGCCGCTTTGAATTTTTGTCCGTCAGGGCCGTCAAGCATTTCCTTCGCGGCCTTGATCGCTTCGTAACTATCTTTTGTAACAGTTACAATCGTTTGCGCGTTTTGAAGGTAAGGTGCAAGCCCTAAAATTGATAAAACTGCGTTCATCATTTTGGTGCAACCTTTTTAGATTTTTCCTCCAAAATCACCGCAAGAATACCGCCAAGCCCCTGCAGCGTGGAGATAATGTTATCACCCATTGATCCGGGGATATAATTGTGAACCGCTGACGCGATTAAGCCTGTGCCCGCCCATGTGGACGGTTCTTTTAATCTTGCGATCAGCCATGTAATAACTACGTCCATTTGGCACCCTTTCCTATCGATTATAGCATCTTGTGAGAGAAGGAGTTATCTTTTTACACACAACTCGAGGCTGCGGTTTGCCGTCATTCACAAACCCATCACCTTCGATTTGAGAGCATCCTGTCAAGAACCCTAATGCTGTGCAGAGAAGCACCATCCAGCTTACCGTGCCGAATGCCACTATTCGCCAATCTTTGTCCATCACGACCCCCTATTCGCACGTTTAAGGGCGTATTGAAATGCGGTAGCATACCCCGCGATTAAATTTGCCTTGTCCTG